AAATCGGCCTGATCGGGCAGCCATTCGGGCCACGGGGCGACGGTCATTCGATGTCGTACCAGCCGGTGCAGATGCCGTTGTGGGCGTTGGCCGCCGGGAAGCTGGCGGGGGCCGTCGTCGTCACCAGGATGTTCGAGGAACCGGCGTCGACGCGGCACACATCAGACGCGCCACTGACAAGATTAACCCCCGACATGACCGCCGAAAACGTTGTCGATGCCGGCAGCCCCGCCGGCAGGCTGACCAGCAAGGCTCCCGTACACGTCCCGATGTTGGTCGTCGTCCAGGCTATTTCGACCCAGACGGCCGGCCCGACCCGCCGGTATCGGCCGGTCCCGCTGGCAGTGGTGGGCGCCCCGCCGGTGCAGGATATCGTCGGAGTGTAGGCCGCAACGGTTGGGCCACCATTGATGAAGTTGTTGATCCCGATCGAAAACGTCCCGTTGACTGTCACCAGCGGCGCCCACAGCGAATTGCGGATACCGGTGATGCTGATATTCGCCGCCATCCCGGGGGACGGGGATGTCAGCGCCGACAGCCGCAATAAATTGTCCGCCCCGGTGACGACGACATTCTTGCCGGTGCCGGCGTGTCCCTCGACCCAGGTGCTGATGAAATTCTCGTTGGAATTGACCTCGAGGTTGATCCCGCCGGGCTTGACCGAATACTGGGCCGCGCCACCGGCGACGTTGTTGCCCTGCCCGGTGCCGGCCAGGTGCAGGCCCCAGTACGACGAGCGGGCCTGCCGCGCTGCGAAATCGGCGTCGGTGCTGGCAGTGTAGGGACCGCCGACGTTGAGAAAGGTGATCTGGTTGGCGGCCGAGCCGCAACCGACGCAGGCGGTGCCGGCGGCGCCGTCGCGCAGGTAGATGGCCTTGTAGCTGGCGATGGCCGAGCCGACGTGGAGCTTGTTGCCGTAGGCGCCGTCGAGCAATACGTCGTAGGTGAAGTCGCTGACCGCGTCGATCGCGACGTTCCACCACGCGGCACCCTCGAAATAGGCGCCGACCTTTTCGGCGTGGCTGCCGGGCGTCGGCGCCGAGCTGGCCGCGCCCGAACCGATGACGTGCGCGAAGTGGACGCGGCCGCCTTCGACGCCGCTGGTGAAGTAGAGTGCGGCGTCGGTGCCGCAATGGACGAGCGGCTGCGAGAAATCGATGTCGGGAGGCTTCTTGTTGCTGTCCCAGTATTGCGTCGTGCCGGTAAAATTGAGGCGCGTGTTGGTCCGGTAGAAGCCGGCGCCGCCGGCAACGACCCGCGCGCCGGTGGCGAAACTGTAATTGATGGCGGCCTGTATCGCGGCGGTGTTGTCGGTGCCGCTGATGCCGGTGCAGGCCGCGCCGATCGCGCCCGGCACCGCATCCGGCTTGGCGCCCCACTGTCGCACGTCGGCGCCGACGGCGGGGAAATCGGCGATCCAGCACTTGCCGTCCAGGCTCTTGACCTGAGAGCCGCCGTCGCCGTCGCCGCCGTTGAGCGAGCATGCGGTCGTGGATGACAGGAAGACCAGCGGGTCGGCGTCGCCCGGCGTGGCAAAGCCCAGACGCATCACTGCCGACGTCGCATAGGAGGGGATGTTGCGCAAGGTGGCGTTGGAGTCGGTGGTGGCGAGCTGATCCGGCGAATAAGCCGCCTGCGCCGGCCCGGCCAGCAGCAATGCGAGGATGAACCAGCGCATCAGCGCACGCTCCACTGCGGCCCGGTCCAGTACAATTCGACCGCAGCGAAATTGTTGAACAGGACATAGGCCGGGTTGCCGTCGATCAGCACGCCGCCGGCCGGGACGATGGTGATCGGGTCGCTGGCGGCGTTGCCCAGCACGTCTTTGATCTTGAGCGCCTGGCCTGGTGTCGGGCTGCCCGGCAAGGTGACCGTGAGCGGCGAGCCGGTGGCGTTGCGAACGTTGATGTCGCCGGCCACGCCGAGCGGCAGCGCCCCTGACGCGATTACGTCGAGATAGGGCGGCAGCGCGGCTGCGGTGATTGTCCAGGCGCCCGAGGTGCCGCCGGCGCCGGACATGCCGCCGGTTGCGGTGATGCCGTCGACCTTGATCGTCAGCCCGCCGGGCCAGCGCGCCTTGCGGTCGGCCTGCTCAATGCTGGCAAGGACCGAAGCGGCGGCTTGCGTCCATAAGGGGATGCGCTCGTCGTGCCCGATGAAAGCCTCAGCGGCAACCAGCGTGGAGTAAAGGTAGGCGTCAGGATGATCGGCCAGTAGCCAATTCGTCGGGGCCGCGTCGCTGAGCGGCGGCACCCCGGATTGATACAATATCTCCAGGGTCACCGAGCCGCTGGGAGCCGGCCCCAGGCGCAGCTCGCTACCGTGCAGTGTATAATGATACGGCGGGCCGCTGCCGCCGGGCAGTTGATCCGGCGGCACGTAGGTGACCAGGGCCCCGTCGCTGGTCACCAGGCGGATCTGCCGGCAGCCGGTCGGCAGCGCCACCGCAGCGGTCGTCGCTGTCAGCGAGCCGCGCTGCTCGGCCTCCCCGACCTTGAGCCGGCGGCGCAATTCGCTCTCCGCCAGCACGATCATCTCCGGCACGGACGGCGCCACCAGCGGGTCGCCCGGCCGGGCAAGCCAGTTCAGCACGCTGGTCTGCAATTCGGCGTAGGTGGAAAGGGCCATAAATGCCTACAGGTTGGAGGTGTTGGTGCGCAGGTAGCGCCACTCGCTCGAATTGAGCAGCCGCAAGACCGCCTGGCCGTGCTCGGCCTTCATCGCGTCGATGCCGTAGAGTTGCCGCCACAAATTCACCACCTCGATCGGAATGCGCGCCGCCAGGCGCATGTCGCGCTCCGGGCCGGTCCAGCCGGTGAAATCATCGGCCGTCTGCAGCCGCTTGTTGGTTTCGATGATCGGCCCGACATCCGCGCGACGGTGGATCGTGCAGAGGTCGGTCAGCTCGTCGTGCTCAAATGTCTCGACCGCGCCGGTGAGCGGATCGTGATCGAAGTAGAATTGCGTCATGGCCGCTTTATCCGTTAAGGCTGATTTGTTTCATTGACTCTCGCGATCCAGGCTTCCAATTCTTTTAGTAAATCTTCAAACGTATCTCCATGTCCGGTAGCAATAGACTGCCGTAGCATCATTGCTGCTAATTCCTCCCTATACTTGCCTTCTAGATCCATTTTTATCCGATCCAGGATCACGGTAATCCGGTAGACGGGAGGAGCCCAATCCGAGGGCTGGGCTCCTCCTCCTCGCGGTTACGGCGCCGTGAGGTCGGCGATCAAGGCCGAGCTGGCCTCGTTCTTCGCCGCCAGCGTGTACTCGCCGATCAGCATACGCTTCTCGGCATCGCCGGTTTTTGCCAGCGGCACCTGCGTAATCGGCCGCAGCCAGTCCACTGACCAGTAGCTCCAGTTTAACAAGAACACGTCACGCACCCGCTGGAAGCGGTTGGGGATGATCCTAACCGTGTGAAAATCCCCGACGTAAACGTCCACTGTGGCAACGGTCTCCTGCTTCATCACGTCGACCATTTTCGTGGCGCCGCCGGTAAAAGCAGAGATCGCCTGCTTGTTACTGGCGCCGGCCATGATCACGTCGAGGTCTTCCGAGCTGTTCGTGTAGACGCTCTTCATCGCCGCCTTGAGCATGACCTCGGTGATGGCAACCGGGGTGGTGCCGTCCGTGCGGCCGTTGCTGCCGTCGCCGACCGGGTTGGACCCGCCCGCGACAACGTTGGCGACGTTGGTTTTCAACCACGCCAGGATGCCGGCACACAACGGCGCCGTAGCCGCCGCGCCCACCACCTTGGCCTGGTTGCTGAGCAAAATGCCCTCAATATCGATTTTGAGTTCTTTCGCTCTTTTCGTCATCTGGTACGCCAGTTCAGTACGCCGCCCGGCTTTGTTCACCGCGTCCAGCGTTCCTGAAATTATCACTTCCTTTCTCGAAATCTGCGTTCGATTTCCGAGCCTTGCCGTCACTGACGCTGCCGAAAACGTCGCAATGTCATCTCCTTGAAATTGCGCGTTGTTTAGGTTTATGGCAGCGAGTGAATCGGTCTGCCACTCGTGCAAAACCGCGTCAGCCGTGCCGCGCCCGACATTGCTGGTAAACGGTGTGTCACTTGGTGACAGAAGGTAGATCATGTCCGAGAGGTCTTCTCGGAGGCCCTGCATGCCGGGACTACCCGAGAAGGTGGTCGCGGTTCCTGTTATGATAGCCATTGTCTAGGCCCCACAAGGGATTAGCCGCCGCCTGTCGGCTGGGATGAGGCGGTGTGGAGCCGGTGGTCGCCATCAGCGATCCGGTTAGAGTATTTCCATCAGGTAGGAGATCGCGTCGCGTTCAGATCCGGATTTGCGCAGCTGGCCCATTTTCTGCGCCCGCACCTGCGCCGCCCGCGTGTCCGACCGCTGCCTGCCGGCACCGGGCGGTTGCACGTTGGGAGCGGTGCCGTTTGTGCGCTTGGCTTCGGCCTGCTGGCGGGCTTGCGCCTGCTGGCTGGCCCGCATCGCCTCGTTGACGACGAGCAGCACCCGGTGATCAATCACCTGGCCGATCTCGGTGTCATTGAAGCCGCGCTGCTGCAGCCATGCCCGCATGTCGCCGGCGAGTTTCGGCCCCTTGGTTTCGTCGCCGAAATCGGGGAGCTTCTCGACCAGCCGGCCCATCTCGGCCTGCCGCAACGCCGCGAATTGCTGCGCCTGGGCCTGCTGAGATTGCTGCTGTACGCGCTGCAGTTCCTGCT